CACAATACCTGTCCTACTGTTACTGAAGGGGCTGTTAGACTGTAGTCTGTAGGAGCAGTTACGCCACTAGTATTACTAGGTGCTATTGTTAGTGGTGCTTCAGCTTGGCCACGTACTCTATAAGCAGTAATGCTGCGAATACCTTGTAGACCAGCAGTACCAGTATTGCCTTGTTGACCTTGTTGACCTTGTTGACCTTGTTGACCTTGTAAAATACTTACTAAACTAAAAGTTTCAGATATTGTTTTTGTTCCGCTTGTTGCTGTAAAAGTTATTGTTCCTGTTCTAAATGATGTAGTAACGCTATTAACAGTAATGGTTTTATTATTATTAGTAGTTGTTATATTTATACCAGTAGTAGCAATAGGGGTACTAAAAGTCCAATTGGCTGTGTCATCCTCTCCGCCACGCTTAACTGTTGCTGTAGTTGTAGCTCCAGTATAATCACTAACAGTACCATCAGCAGCTGCGCTTAATTGATGACTATCATTAGATAAGTCTATATAATAAATATCTGCTTTAATCTTTGATATAGAAAAATCTTTATAGGAGTCTAAGTATCCTATTTTACTAGCTTTTAATCTTATTATACCACTAAGAAAATTAGAGGTTACACCACTAACTGTAACTGTGCTACCAACTATATTTGCTGTAATACCACTACTACCACCTGTACCTAAATTACTACTTAATAAATCTATTGTCCAAGTCCACTCACCAGTTTTATCAACTCCACCTAAATTAATGCTACCTGTAGTTGTTGCACCACTGTAACTTAATACAGTTCCTGAACTATCAATTGGTAGTGGATGACTGTCATTACTTAAATTAATTGCTACACTATCTAATCCTGGTGCTCCTCTAAATACAACAGGAATTTCCTCTCTATCAATTTGTGTATAATTGTTTGCACTATTTTTAACTAATAGTTTTACGGATACATGAACTATATCATCAGTATTACCTATAGCATGTGTTATTACACCACTACTTGGCAATTGCAAGGCGTTACTATCATTATTTACTGGTTCTTGAGCAGAAGTCCACTTAATATAGTATAGACTTTGATCATTTAATATCTGTGGTAATTGATTTCCAATAGTTTTATAAACAGTAAAATTAACTGTACTAGGTGTATGTGTACCATCTGTAGTTTGATCTACACTATATTTACCTATAGCACTCGTACTTGCTCGTAGTTCATAAATTACACTATCATTACCTTGTACGCCCTGTTTATTTTTACTAACTGTAAAGGTTTTAGTAAAAACTTGATTATCACTAGTTTGTTTAGCGGTAATATCTATAGTACCACTGTCTGCTGTTAATTCTACTATTTGTAAAGGAAAGCTACTTATATTGCCATTAACAGCACCTGTAGCCGTTCTATCAACGACGTCATCATTATCACGATACTTTACATTTTGTAAAGCACTAACATAATAAGTAAATCCTGTAGTTTGTAATATACCGTTTATATAGCTTTCTAAAGTAGTATTTGCACCTAGATAAGTACCTACAACACCTGTAGATGTTGTAGGTATAGCATGATAATCATTAGTTAATTGTACACTAATATTTGTACCTGTAGCTCCGGTTTGACCATCGCGTACTCTATTAAGTGTTAATTTTTTACTTAAAGTAGTAGCGGTACTGTCAGGATTAGTTATAGTTGCACTAAAAGTTGCACTAGCACTATCTGCTGTTATGGCAGTACTAGGTATTGTTATAGCTCCGGCACTAGTAAGCTGTATTTGGTTACTAGTAATATATTCTACGGCTGCTATAGCATATGTAATATTAGTAGTAATAAGGTCAGTACCTCTAGCAACTAATATCTGACTAAGAATATTAGCTGGTGAAATAATGTTACCATCTTTATCTAAACTAATAGTTTGGTTTTGATTTACCAAATCTATTGCAAGTGCATCGCTACCCTCTTGTAAGTAGAATATACTTTCTTGATCGAATACATTAACATTTGTACCTTGAACACCACTAGTAACTACTACTTTTAATAGTTTTTCTTGTGGTGGAGTTAGGTTATTAAATACTGAATTTTGTATAGTTACTTCATTTTTACTACCGTTTAATGATAAGCCTGTAAGTACTCCGCCTGTATACCCAGCACCAGTACCCTCTACAGGTATTAGTGCACCTTGACTAGTTCTACCAAAATACCAAGTATATTGAGGACTAGTTATATTAGTTGTAGTAGCTGACCAAGTATAACTACCAGGGTATTTACCACCACCATTAGCTATTTCAACAAAATATGATCCAGTACCAGTAATAGTTACTAGTGGAGCTGTTTGACCAGGTCTACGTTTGGCTACATTTAATATTTTGTCTACATAAACTCCTGCAATTTGTGCAGCAGTAGCTCGTAAGGTAATAGTTCCTGTTAAATCTGTAATAGCTGTTATAGTATACACACCTTGTGCATTAATTGTTGCAACTACACCGCCTGTTGCACTATTTGCTACTACACTATAAGTTACGAAACTACTATTACCTGTTACATCTGCTGTGTTATCATAAACTTTAAATGTTCCAGTATTATTTGTAAATACTGGATTATTACCTAGTTCATCTGTTACTATTTCAATTGGATCATGTGTTAGATAAGCAGTAAAACCACTATTAGTGTCTAATGTTTTTTCACTTAGTGGATTAGTAGCAGGTAGTATAGTATAAACAGTTTCATCAATAGCACTAATAAATGCATATCTTACGTAATAAGTAGTGTTATCCGCTAAGTTTTGAATAGCTGTAGTAGTATTAAATACTCCATCATACACCGGTTGAGTTTGGCTAGCATCAAAGTTTTGCTGAGTGCTAGCCCAAACTTTTAGGCCAATTAAATCTTCACGTACGCTATTATCTATAGCTTGTTGATTTCCTATGGTGCTATCATCGTCTATATCTATAGCATTGGTAGGCTTAGTCAAATATAAATATAGTTGCTTAAAGCCTGGATTTAATGTTGCTGACATATTTAATCCTTACTGTATCGTCTTAATCTTTATACTACCTAGTACACTTGTACTACTATAATTTCCTGTATTATTAACAGCTCTGCAAGCAATTCTATAATTAATACCTGTAGCAGAGATTCTTTGACCCGCTAACTTATATACGCCATTAGAAGCTTTTTCTAGGAGGTCAAATATAGCTGTTCCTTGGCTTGGCGTTGTTGTTACTTCTAACATATTAGCAGGGTCTACTGTTGACCAAAAATCTTGAGTTATTGAACTACTATTTCTATATAGTTTAATAATATAGTGACTATGGTCTGCTGGTATAGCTACGCCACTAGCTACAATTGGTTTAACTATAATTTTTGTACCTTGTAAAGTAATAGTTATATCGCTAGCATTAAAAGGATTAATGCTTTTTCCAGCTACTTGGAAAGTAAAAACATCGCTCCAAGGTCCAAATACACTCTTCTCATTATTAGTATATCTAGCTCGTGTTTTATAAATCATATTAGTAGTTAAACCAAGTATACTAATACTACTTGACTGCTTATCTGTATAATATGGGTTTCTAGGTGTATTATTATCAAATACAGCATCGCCTAATATTACTTCTACTTCAATAGTAGTTGCAACCGGTGGTAAACCTACAGGATTACTAAAAGTAATAATAGTTGTATTAATAAATGTTCCCGTGGCCGCTTGCGAGCTTAGTCCACTACTACTACTTACGTCAATAATAGTAGGACGTTTAGTAATAGTTCGCTTAACTATATCTAAGTTTTCTAGTGTAATATTAGCACTAAATGCTATATGTTCATCGTCTAAGTCTTTGGTATATATTTCTGGGCTATAATCTGTTAGTGTTAAGGTTGCACTAGTATTATTAGTAGGTTGAATACCTAATACTATTAGTTCTTGTGTTACCTTATTTTCTTCACCAATCATTACTAGATTGTCTGGTTCTACATAGCTTGTTGTAGCAACTGGGCTTGTAGTTATATAATTATATGTACCTTCTAATACTGTAGTTATTTTAACAATATCATAGTAATCACTGGTAGTAGCTGCTTCATATTCTTGTAATACTGAATTATAAACTGCTGGAACTATAGTTGCTTTAACAGTAGGCACAGCTGTTATACCTGGCACACTAGGAGAACTAGCAGGATTTTTTCTAATCAATATGTGGTATACTTTTGAGGAATTAAATAGTATTTTTTCTGTTAAAAATATTACCTTATTGTCAACACCTGTAGCCGATTTAATTCTAGCACTTCCACTACCCCAAAGAGGTACGTCGTGCGTTACCTTAACTAAATCTCCGCGTGTACAAACAAGATACTCAAAATCAGCATTTATAGTATAAATTTCTGGGCGTAACTTAAGCTGCGCTAGATGCCAGCGTGCAAAATGTCTTACTTGATTTGCATTTGTTACACCAGGTAAACTTAGTTGTTCAAATTTTTGTGCTGCTTCTACTTGTCTAACTGTACTACTAACAGTATGAGTTTGTGTACTAAAAGCACGTCCTAGACCAGTTGCAGCAGTGCCGTTTTTAACAAAAGTACCACCTATTTGTGGTGTTCCATTATATCCTATAGCAGTCCAGTTAGTGTTGCCTAAATAGGTTATTTTATAAGTATTACCACTAATAAAGCTTGGTGCTGTAACAATATATCCGTTAGTTTCGGCATAACCATAGTTATACACAACTACTTCGTCGGCTTGATATGCTTTAACTTCATTTGGAAAACTAATTCTAAAAGCATCTGGTATAAATACTAAAGATTTGGTACTGCTAAAGCCCCAGCTGTTATGTGGTGTAAAATGTTGTACTGTATAACTGCGAGGTTTATCTACTACCACACTCCACTTACCATTAACAAAAGTAGGACTAGCCATACCTGCTGCGGCTATATCTTTTAATACTTCCATTAAACTTTGTGTGCTGTTTAAAACATTGTTATACTCAAATTTAGGCTTTATAGTTGTAACTTGATTACAAAATTCGTGCCACTCCTGCAAAGCAGGTAAGTTTAATTCATTGTCACTAACTGGGTAAGTATTGGCAGTATGCTGTAAAACATACCTAAATAAACTGGCCGGATTACTAGTTTTTCTTAGTATCCATGTATCGCTATCAGTGTCCCAGTCTAGTGCCATTGTTTGTACTAGTGCATTAACGCCTTCTAAAGTACCGTTGACTTTATTAGTACTTTGTACTGTTATAGCTGTTCTTGCTAAGTTGCGTTTGTTAGTGATTTGTTGAGTAAGGGTGCCACTATCATTGAGTATGTTTGTCCAAGTTCTTGTGGGCAGTGGATTTAGTGGAGCTACTGTTGTGTCACTAGCAGTAATTGCATATAAATAAGCTTTATGTGCAAACTGTGTTTTTCCTGCGCTTGTATTATCAGCTGTTAGGCGCTTTACCCGTACAATATAATTATCTCTTGGTAAATTAGGAAAATCATAGATAACATTAAAACCATCTTTTTCATTTCTAGTTTCTACTTTTAATTCCCAGCCACGATTTAAATTAACGTTATAAACTCCATCCCAATAGAATCTAATAACGCAAGCTACTCCTCTGTTACTGTTCTGTAAGCTAGGGTTTGGCTGCGCATCAGCACTTCTATTTCTACCTACTACTTTTACAGGATAAGTTCCTGCGCTAACAAAAACTTGATTTCTTACAGTGCCTACAGCTATGCCACCTTCTTGATCTTCTTTAAAACTATTAGCAGTAGAAGATTGTTGTACATTATTAATATATACTTCAGCCCAATTATCGGCTGCAAGATCTATAGTATAGTATCCGCTATATGGAAATACAACATTAGTTTGATCTATATATAAGTTTGTATTTGGTTGCCCCGAATTAGGGTCTGTGGTAGTTGTGCTAGCCCATACAGCATTATTTCGTAAGAATTCATTTGCCCAAACATTACTAGTATTAGTAACTGCTACAGCATTTGGCAAATCTGTTCTACCGCTAAATATTAACTCATCTGTTTCTATTGCTGGACTATTTGTGGTACTAGACTCTATATAACCACTGGCAATTGTTATTAGTTTTCCACCAGTTGGTTCGCCGTTTAAAATTTCATTAGCATGTGTTAGTGTTAAACCACTAACCGTACCTTGACTAACAAAACTACCTAAAAAGCTATTATGGGTAAACGTACCACCAGGTCCCATAATAATTTCATGTAATTTTAAACAATTGCTGGGTACAGCAGGTTCAAATAATAGTGAGTTCTGAATACCTAACAGTGACGAATATGAAGAATATTCTAATACACTGGTTAAATTATAGTTACTTGTGTTTCCTAGAACATCAGACACACTACCTGGAAACACCCTTAAGCCTGCATTAGGCTCTAGTGCTATTATCCATTTTCTGTATAGACTAAGGCTAGTGTCGGCACCATCTCCACCAGGTATGCTAATGCTTCCAGGTGCAGTTAGTGAAAATATAGTTGATTCGTTTACACTGTAGCGTTTAATGTTTTGACTGGCACTGCTGTCAGTAGTGCTGCCAGGATCTCCAAAAGTACTAGGATATACTGCTACGGCAAATTTTACAGTATGTGCATAACTATTTCCGCTTTCCGTATTTATCATACGTAATCCTTCGGGAAAGTTAATAGCTACACGTATATTTGTTGCTAGTTGCGTAAATGTAACCGTTGTCCACGGATTACCAGTAGTACTATTGTTAATAAGCTCTACTGGGCTGGCTGGCAGTTGTTGTACATCACTAGGATAAAACTCATTAAATGTTTTTGTTTCCCAGCTAGTTTCTACATCAGTACCAGCTAGTGTAAACTGTACTGGACGATTGTAGGCTAGTGCTCGATCATGATATAAGCTAGTAATTTTTGTTGAACCAACACTGATACTTTCTGTATCAACCCATAGTGGACCAAATCCCCAAATAATTATTAAGTGTAATAAGCTAGTTGTACTTAAAGTTTCTAGATAGGGTGTGGCACCTAACAGCCCAGTTACACGAGTTTTTCCAAGCACAACCGGTATTCCACCAAACGGATTTGCCTGGTTTTGAGTACCAGCAAACATATTAGTTGGTATAGCTTGTCCAGGATCTTTTGGTGGCCTTATAGGAAAAGCTGCATTTACAAGTGCCATGCCAGCAAATTGTATAGCCAGTGTGCCGGCTACTTTTGCCCAAGCAGGGGTTGAAATAACCGCTACATCAATTCCCCCTATAGTTGCTGCTGTTGGAGTACCAAATAGGGCTTTTCCTAACATGCCACCAAAATAGTAGGCAGCAATTATAACTGCAATAGTAGCTAAAGTTCGTGCTCCTTGGCGACCCTGTGCTACAATCTTGTAGTTTACTACTTGATCTTTTTCAAAATAGGTAGTGTTCCAGCGATCTTGTGGTACTGGTATACCATTTATAGTAATAATTAATTGCTTAGCAAAGCCACTACTAAGACTATATTTTGTTGCAATATAATTTGCAAAAGCTTGGCAATTAGTACCAGGCTGTGCAAACTCTACAGCTTGATTCCACTGTAGTGGATGTGGGCTGCCATATACAGCTAGTGGACTTTTTTCTGTGTATCGATAAAATCCTACTAGTCGTTTAAACCACATAGGGCTATCTAGTGCTTCAATAACACTATCTTTGCCATCACGACTATGTAAAAACTTATTGTTAGTTAGGTAAACGCCTACATGACTAGGCTCACCCATTATGTTAAACAAGCATAGATCACCTGTTTGTGGCGCTTCTACTTTAGTCCAATTATCTTTATAATAATTAATGGCAGCTACAGCCTTAGGGTCGTAGCTGCCATCATACAACTCTACATAACTAGGTAAATCAATATTTAATTCATTTTTATAGAATAATCTTGCCAAGCCCCAGCAATCAATACCAGTTATATCTCTACCATTATTTTTATAAGGTAAACCAATATATTTATCATAATTCATTAGAATAACCCCGGAAAATATAATGGTGAAAAGGTAAAACTAGGAAATGGTTCTCTGGTAAAATTAATCATTTCTAGTTGTAGTTGTATACTTTCTGCGCTATAAGTTGCTGCTACAATATAGAATTTAGGAAATACTACTTCAGCAGGTCCTGTTAGTTTGCTTGATAAAACTAAACTAATTATTACTTCAGTAGGTTTAACTAGGTATTTTCTAATCAATACAATGGCTTCTGGAGTAACATAGTTAATATTTATAGTTAAATTACCAACTCCTGTTTCTTCTTCAGTAGGTAAATTAATTTGCATTGGTATAAACCAGTAATCATCACCAGCAAATGTAACACCATAAATTACATCACTTTCATCAGTGTAACCTTCTATAGTCTCTAGTTCTTGAGTTGTCCAGTTTGTTACCGAACCTGTCAGTCTGCCAGTAAAACTATCAGCCAATCTTACATCATCTGTACCACCATCAGGATCTTTAATTGTTAAAAGCGTGATTAATTGCTCGTCTGTTTCAGACGAGAACATGGCACGTATTGCTGATGCAGATAAGCTATTTAGTCTACTCATGGTAATATTTCAAATTGTAAATTAGTTTGCCAGTAGCCTGGCGCACGATATTGCAGCGAAAAAAATTGTCCGTCTCCTTGCGGCACTAGCCTGCACTCAACACTAGTACCCAATCTTGGGTGTACAAAATTAAAACGTCGTACACCCAATATGGTAGTATTTACAAAAGTTTCTAGTGCTTGAGTTTGTGCAGTTGTCATAATAAAACTAAGATTCATTGTAGTAGGTCTGCGACTACGTAGTCTTTGTTTTGCTGGTCCAGCATCCATAGGTGAACGGATAATATTTACGCCAATATTTTCTGTAAAATCCTTTTGAGGACTTTGTGGTAAACTACTAGGCCAATTTATTGTTGCCATATTATCGTGCTCCTACCATAGGCCTAATGCCAAAAGCATTAGTAAAGCTTCGCTGCATTGCGCTATTAGTTTTACTTAATTCACCTGCAGCCATATTACCTATTGTAAATTCTATAGTAGGATTACCACGGCCATCGGTAGTTTCTTTTACATCTACTTGTTCTTTGCCATAGTTATTTACAGATATGCTTATTTGAGGTGATTTTCCATTCATAACAACTGGTATACTCTTACCATCTGGTAGAGGAACAATAGCTTCTGAATATTTACCTTCGCCTGCAACACCTAAATTAGTCGTACCACCATTAGCAAAAGTAAATAACGTAGGTTTATCAACAATACCACCCATTGCATAACCTTTAGCCATTTTACCAATATTAGCTACACCGCCGCCGGCAAAACCAAATAAACTTAATATAGATTTTGTTCCACCAATTAGACCAGTAGCTAAGCTTTCGCTACCTCCTAGTCCAGATAGTAAGCTGCGCATTAACTTATTAGTTTCAAAACGTAGTAAGTCTTGTAAAAAACTATTAACCATGTCTTTAAAATTAAATTTTCCAGTTTTAGTAAACTCTACTATTGCGTCTTCCATGTTTTTAAACATTTTGATAAATGCTTGTCCATAGGATTCTTCTCTAGTAAACACTTGCAGTTGTTCTTCGGCAAAAGATCTAGCCCTACTAGCTGCATCCTCAAAACCTTGACGACTAATGTTAAGTGCATTAACTCTGTCTTGTGCGCGTTTTTCTTCAGGAGATTTGTCAGAAGTATAGCCAGATACATAATCCATTTCTGTTGCTGGACCTTCTTGAGCTCTAACTCGTTTTAATTCTGCTTCGGCTATAGCTAACTCATAGGTATTTTGTGCTAGGTTTTGTGCTAAAGTAGCGTCAATTTTTCTTAGTTCTGCTCTTAATTTTTCCGCTTTGTATTGATCATCAGTAATTTTATATTGATCTCGCGCTCTTTCAAGTCTATAGTCTTGTAACTTTATTTCATCGTTTAAAGCATCTATTGTTACTTGTTCACGAGCTTGTTCAATAATTCTAACAGCTTCTAATTGTATCTTATATTGTTCAATACCTTTTACAGCAATGTCTATATCTTCGCTAGAGCGTTTAGAGCTTTCAGCAGATCTTGCCACTATGCCAAGTTGAGCATAAACTTTTGCTAATCTTTCCGCATAGTTTACGCTTCCTTTAAGGCTCTCGTACCTAAGTCTCTCAGCTTCGCTCATATCTTCTAAATCTCCTGGCCCAATTTGTGCCAGTTGAGCTTGCGCTCTAGATGCAGCATCTCTAGCTTCTGCTAAGTCTTTGTCTCGACGAGCAGTATTTAAATCTTGTTCAAGTTTTCTAATACGTCTATCTAATTCTACTCGTTGTTGTTCTGCACCTATTGTTGTACCTCTTATACGCTCTTTGCTAATATTTAGTAGCTGTATACTTATTTCTGTTTCGCGCTCTAATAGTTTAATTGACTTACTTCGTTCAAATGCCGCTTTTCTTATATTTTCAGCTTCTTCTTGTTGCTGTTGTTGAATTTGCTGTTTAGCTTTTACACCTTGAATTTCAGTTTCTACTATACCTGTTTTACCACCTACTCTTCGTGTAGCTTCTAGTTTTATTTGTAGAGCTCCAAGTGTATTTTCAAAATCTAGTAATTTTTCTTGATCTTTGAGTCTTTGTAATACAAGTTGCATCTCTTCTTTAAACACTTCGGCTTCTGGACCACTTGCTAATATATTAGTACTTATAGCTATACTATTATAGGTATCTTGTAACAACTTAGCTTTTGCTTGAAATACAAGAGATAATTGATCTATCCTGCCCTTAAATTCTGATTGTAGTGTTTTATTTAGAGCTTCTTGGTTAGCTTTATCTTTAGCAGTAATTAAACCAAGCATTTGTGTTAATTGTTCGCGGTATGATGCTGATACTGGATCACGCATTAGTGCTTCTATACCTCTACTACCGCCGCTTGCTGCTTTTAATATATCTTCATTTGTTTTAATTACAGCTTTTAACTCTTTTTGCCGTTGTGCACCGACATCTTCTTCAATATTGCCTTTTTTCATTTCTTCGGCAAGTCTGGTCAGTTCAAATTCGGATCTTAAAGATTCTAGTGCTATAGTATTTCGTTTTTCTTCCAATACTAAATCTAATTGTATACTAGCTAAACGACGCTCGACTTCAATAGCTTCTTTTTCTAAACGCATGCGTTCTTGAATAGTTTCTACAGTTCTTGCTTCAGGAACTAGTTCAATAACAATTTGTTTAGCTTGAACTTGTAGTTTACTAAGCCCTAATTTAGCTGTACTTATAAATTTATCGACAGAATCTTGTGCACTTTTTTCTAATACTACACGAATTTTATCTTGAATTCGTAACAATTCAGGAGTTATTTTTTGAAGCTCAGTTTCTGCTGTTGATATAGTTTGCTGCAACTGCTCTCTTAAAATATCCTGTGAACTCTTTCTACGACTACCTTGTACTATCTCAGCCGCTAATCCACCTCTAGCTAGCAAATCTCTGCCTAACTCATCACGTGCAGCAGGTAATTCACGTGCAGCAGGTAATTCACGTAATTTAGCTTGTGCTTCAAAGATTGTTTTTCTGTAATCTTCAGCTTGTATATTTAATTTTTCAAACTGTAAGGTTGCTTGACTAAAATCCTGTAGTAATGCTGGATTAAGTCCTTTTACAGATTCTATTTTATCAATAAATGCTGCTGCACCTAGTTTACTTAAATTATTTGGGTCGGATAAAGCAGCGCTTAATTGTCCGCTTAATCTAATACCAGTAGTTAAAAATTCCTGTAGCGGAGATTTATCCGTTACGCTATTTGCTAAATTTTGAAAAGCTTTTGTATTAGCATCAGCCGCATCTTTTAAACCACTTAATAATTTATTAGCACTACCAAACTCTTTGTTTGCTTCATTAGTGGCTTTTTCTACAGCATCCATAGTAATATCAAACTTTGCATCACTAATACTATCTAGTGCTTTGGCAACTGTTCTAGCATTAATTGGTAGCTTTTTATCTATTCCTAATATTTCTCTGTACTTTTTCTCTAGTGCATCTCTGGCTGGACCAACTGGTGCTAATTTAATAGCATTTTCTATAGTTTTGCCTACTTCTTTACCAGCTTTTTCATTTCTACTATCAAACCCAATAGTCCAATCTGCTAGCTTATCTAAAAAATTATCCCACCAATTTGATTCTCTTTCAAGATCTTTTAAGCCTTGAATTGTATCACTTAGTTGTTTAGTTAGATTACTAAAACTATTTGAGTAAGCAATAATTGCTTCACTGCTTAAACTATTTTTAAATTTTTCAGCAGTAAGTGCAGCATTTTTATTAGCTTCTTCTAATTGCCCTAATTTTTCAGTAAATTCTTTGGCAGCTTTACTATTAGTGCTAAGTATAGAATCTAACAATTGAAAAACGGTATAACCAATGGCTACAACATTAAACATTCTGCCTAGTGAACCCATTAAAATTTCAGCGGCTCTAAATATAGCAGTAAAGCTTCCTACACCAACTGTTTTAATCTTTCCAAGAGTATTAATATCCTTGTTAGCTTTGGTTTCATCGATCAATGCACCTATGCCACCAAGTAAACCTAGTTTATCAACATTTTCACCTACTCTACTACGTATATCAAGTTGAGCAGCTTTTGATCTAGCATTTAGTAGTAATTCTTCACGTTGCCAAAGTTCGCTGCCTATTCTAGCGCGGCGCTCCATACTATCGCCAACATTTTGACTGGCTTTTTCTAGTTCTTTTTCAGCTTTTATTAAATTCTGTTGTGCTGATAACAATCTTTCTGATGCTAAGCCCTGGCGTTTTTTACTCTCTACATTACTATTAGCTAATTTTGCTTGATCTTCTTGCAACTTAGTTAGCGTTTTTTCACTTAATACTTCGGCTGTAGTAGCTTCTTTAAACCAGCCACTGCCTGTAGTACGCTTATCACTTGTTACGCCAGCAAGTTCTCGCTGTGCGTACTGAAGATCTTTTTTAGCTTGTTCTACATTTTTCTTTAAACTTGGAATACCAGCAGCAGCTTCACTTTTTTCTACAAAAGCTTCCTGAAAAGCAAAATTTATTTGTTTTGCACGTTCTTTGGCATCTTCAGCAGCATCTTTTAAACCCTTTTGCCACCTACCTAATTCTGGTAATGCTTGCTTTGTTAATTTAAAAGCAGCTAGCGCAATTGCAGCACCAATTAAATTAGTATTATCTGCTAGTAGTTTAGCTATGGGTGTTATTACTGCATTAACTACTGATAGTATATTTTGAGCAGTATTTTTAAGTTCAGCTAGTAATTTGTCGTAAGGGTTAGCTTCTTGCGCAATAGCTCCAAACTTTTCGGTTCCTTCTTTAAGTACAGCATTAGCAAAAGCTTGACGACGTTCAAAATCAGTTAGTTGCGCTTCTGCTTTACCTATACTACGAGCATAATCTTCTGTAGCTTTTCCAACTTTAGTAAAAATGCCTAATTCGTCTAATAGTTCTGGTTCTAACTTTGTAATACCGCGAGTTAATCTGCTAACCGCATCACTCATATTTATACCAAGTGCTTGGCTTGCACCTTTAGCTACGGCACCTAATTGCATAAACTGTTGTTGGCTCATACCGCTGCTCATAGCTTTAGCAGTAGCTTCCATAGCTTCTCGCAAACTAATAGCGCCGTCGCTGGCACGAGCAAAATCTTTGGCAATACCACCCATTGCCATACCGCTTGCTGCACCTAGTTGATCTAATCCGCGTACCATCATTTCAGTACTCATAGAATCACGTAGCGCATTAAAAGCTGCACTAACTGCAAATATATTGGCTGCCCAGGTTGCGTATAGACGAACTAATCCACCAAGTCCACGAGCTTGGTCTGCAAAATCTCTGGCACCAGCTCCACCACCGCCACTAACGCCACGCGAAACATTATAGTCACGTACTTCTGGGCCTTCCATGCCAGGCGTTAAACCTGCGCGACGAGCTGCCTGGTTGCCTGTTTTAGTGCCACTTATTAGGTTCTGTGCACGCTCTAGTTCTTTATTTAAATTTTTAGCATCATTAGTGCGATTTTGCAAGGTCTTGCCTTGATCCTGTACACTAAGATTAATATCTATACGATTACCTGCCATAGCAACTCCAGGTGAATTTTTTCAGTTAGCACGTTTTATGCTAGATTACACCAAGTATACCACAAGGGTTTTAAAATGTCAAATACAAAAATTTTTTGCAACAAAAAAGCCCACTGTTTAACTACTAGTGGGCTTTTGTTGTTCTCGTTGTTTTGCTAGTTGATCACTTCTAACACTATCTATTAGTTTTATAAGCTGCACTACCAGTTTTCTATCACTAATATCAATTTCCATATAGTCTAGAACTTCTGTAAGACCTATATAGCTCTTGCCTAAGTATAATCCATTGAAACCTTCCCATTCGTCTTTAAGCATACGATATACTAAAACTGCTTGTTGTACATCTATTGGAAAGTCTTCAAATTCTACTGGTATTTCGCTTTCTACTGGTTCGCTACCCATAAGTTCACACATCTCTAGGTAGCGTTCGCGTGTCATAGACACTTGTTGATTTTGAAAGTAATTAGTTAATTGTTGCTCTACGCTTTGGAGCTGTTCTTCGAAAAGTTTCCCAAGTCACTGACCTGCTCACTAATAAAACTATCAAAATCGCTAGAATTCTTCATTAAGTAAAGTGCATTTTCTGCGCTGTAGTTTAATTCGTCTTCTGGATCTAGTTGGCTAACATCTACAGGTGCCAGCTGTTCTAAGTATTTAATTTTTAAACCAGTCCAGCCCTTTACGGCATTTTCTACATATAATTGTAGAAATAATTCATCGTTTAACTCTTCTTGAGCTTGACGATTTTTAAATGTTGTTTTAGTTGCTTTTTTGCGAATATTAATAACAGTTTCACGACTTAAAAAAGCTAAACTAACTGTAAACCCTGGCATACCAGGATATTCTACCTCAATACTTTTAGAGGGTACTAATAATGATTTTAAACTAAGATCTGTCATTGTTACACTTGATTAGTGAGACCGGCATTGCCGGTCTCGGTTGATAAAATTTACGCGTAATATTTTATATTAATTTCATTAGCTTGTGTTAGGTCAAAATACTCAGCACCAGAATTGCCAGCCTTACCTTGAGCTGTAAAGTTAATAGTTGTACTAATAACTTGCTCAGTAGCAATTGTAGGAATTGTTAATACTACAGCAGGCATTTCAATTTCTACACGATCAGTAGCACTGGTACCTCCTATTGCTATTTTAATATAGAAAGCTGGATCTACATCTGTGGTAGCATTTGCTAGCAAATTACCTAGTAAACCAGCAGTTTCGCCAGCTCCAACGCGTAAGTAAGCAGTCATACTACCACTAATTGCACGAGTTCCAGCAAAATAAGTAGCTGGTTGATTAACTACACCAATAACTGCAGGAGTCAAATAACTAACATTATTACTAATTGTTAAGTTACCACCAGTTAGTGGTAAATTATAACTTTGAGTAGGAGTAGCGGGAGATGTAATATTTACACCACTAATATTTGATTTTAACTCAACTACACTTAGTTTATTAGCTAAGAATGCGGCATTAGTAATTTTTGGTAAAAATGTGCTTGTACCTCCTGGAAATAGTGCTTGGGTAAATGTGTCAGTCTCACCAGTTTTATATTGAAAGTCACCGTTAACATCATCAATATCAGGCGCATTTATTCTGCGAATAGCTTTGGCTTGGCCTGCCCACTGTACACTTGCAATAGCATCAATACCAAAATCAATTGTTGCTGTATTTAATACACAGTCATCAATTAAAAAACAGGTATTGTCAATAACAATGATTAAACCAAATCGTAACAATTGATGCTTATTACTATTTGTAGCTACACAAGTTGCTGGGCTTGAGCCTGTGGCAACATTTGACCAAGCAGCACCAGTTACTGCAGTAGCACTAGACATATTCATTGCAACACTGCTAAACATTGCATTCCATAGTGGTGCCTCTTCGGCTGTTACAAGTGCTGCACCACCTACTGTAGTATCTACTGGGCGAATGTAAGTAGTCATATTAAAATCAACAGGATCTAGCTGTGTATTAAAGCTACGCTGACCACGTACTGGTGTAGCACCTGTTTCATTTAAGGTAACTGTTTCACTAGTAGTATTCTGACTAAAGCCAAATCCGTCTAATACCTGGATTTCGCGAGTATTAGCATTACTAATTGCGTCTGCTCCAGTGCCACCAATAACTCCTAAGCTTGATCCGCTAGTTCCTACTGCAGTAGTAAAGAATACCCTACTATTACGAAGTAAATTAAAACTCATGTTTTTATTCCTCTTTATGAGTGCTCAGCCAGTCACGACTAGACGTTTATCTGTGCTTAGACTTTTAGAGCACGGTTGCTTACATGATCTGATAACGAACTTGTAAGTTAATCTCGCCAACCGCATAGGGAGCTAAGAGGCCCTCATCCGTAGTTATCGAGTCTATTAATATTTCTGT